GGTAAGGAGCCTGCGTTTTTGAATCGCGCCCCGGGCCTCAAGCTGAAGGCATCTGTGGGCCTTGGGCCGATCCGTGGCATGTGGGTGCTCAATGATGCGTTATATGTTGTAAGCGGGGGTCAACTTTACAAGGTGGATTCCTCATACAACGCGACTCTGATAGGGAATGTGTCAGGCAACAGCGGTCCTGTCAGCATGGCCGATAACGGCACCCAACTGTTCGTGGCCTGCAATGGCCCCAGCTTCATTTACAACTCGCAGACCAACGTGTTTGCGCAGATCACAGACGGCGACTTTCCCGGTGCCGTCACGGTGTCCTATCTTGACGGGTATTTTGTTTTCAACGAACCAGACAGCCAAAAAATCTGGGTGACTGCGTTGTTGGACGGTACAAGTGTGGACCCGCTGGACTTTGCCTCGGCCGAAGGCTCCCCGGACGGCGTGGTCGGCATCATCGCAGACCATCGGGAAATCTGGGTGTTTGGTACCAACTCGGTCGAGGTCTGGTACAACAGCGGCAACGCTGACTTCCCGCTTTCTCGCATCCAAGGCGCGTTCAACGAACTGGGTTGCGCCGCCCCCTACTCGATTGCCAAAATGGACAACGGTCTGTTCTGGTTGGGTAAGGACGCCCGGGGTCAAGGTATCGTCTACCGGGCCAACGGCTATACGGGTCAGCGCATCTCGACACATGCTGTCGAGTGGCAAATCCAGCAGTATGCCAACATGTCGGACGCCATCGGATACACGTACCAGCAGGACGGTCACAGCTTCTACGTGCTGATCTTCCCACAGGCCAACCGCACTTGGGTTTACGATGTCGCCACGCAGGCATGGCACGAACGGGCCGGATTCGCTAGTGGTGACTTTACTCGTCACCGCAGCAACTGTCAGGCATTTTTCCAAGGCGATGTGTTGGTTGGTGACTACGAAAACGCAAACGTCTATTCGTTTGATCTGGATGACTTTTCCGACAACGGTGGCATTCAAAAGTGGCTGCGGTCGTGGCGGGCGCTACCTACCGGCCAAAACAACCTCAAGCGCACCGCGCAACACAGCCTGCAACTCGATTTGGAAACGGGTGTCGGCTTAAATCTCGGTCAAGGCAGCGACCCGCAGGTCATGCTGCGCTGGAGCGATGATGGTGGTCACACATGGTCCAATGAACACTGGGTCAGCATCGGCAAAATCGGTGAGTTCTACCGCCGCGCCATTTGGCGGCGTCTGGGTATGACCATGAAAATTCGTGACCGAGTGTATGAAATCAGCGGAACTGACCCCGTGAAAATTGCCATTGTGGGTGCAGAGTTAATCGTGAGTCCGACGAATGCCTAATCCGTTGAACGTCCCAATCACGCCCCCTCGGGTCGCCTTTATTGACCAGCGATCCGGCACAGTCTCGCGTGAGTGGTATTTGTTCTTCCTGTCGCTGTTCCAGTCACAAGGTGGCAGCAGCGTGTCACTCGACGATGTGCAAAAAGGCCCACCGACTCTGACGGTTGATGAAATCAACAACAATGTGAGCAAGGCCGGGGAAAACCTGCACCCGTCCACCGAAAGCGCGATTGAGCAGATTGCCGAGTTGCAAAAGCAAATCGACGCGCTGGCTGTTCAAGTGCGTCCCGAGTTGGGCACCCTGAGTCAGCTTCAACAAGACAACGTGCCGTGGTTGCAGTTCGACACGACCCCATCGGGTATGCCCACGGGTGCAAATGCTCACGGCACCTTGTACTGGGATGATGCGGACGGCATCAAGACGCTCAATCTCGTCATGGAGGACAGCGGTGGGGTTGTCCAGCAGATCGGTGAGGAAACCTACTACCGCATCAAGGCCACGAGTGCCATCACCAACGGTCAGGTCGTCATGTTCACTGGCACCGTGGGCGCATCGGGTGCGCTCAAAGGTGCCCCCGCCACAGGTCTGACAGCTTTCCAAAACGAGTACATCATGGGTGTCGCCACCCAAGACATCGCCAACAACGGTTGGGGGTACGTGACGTGGTTTGGTCTGGTGCGCGGCATCAACACCACGGGTGGCGCAGAGGCATGGGTCGATGGGCAGATTCTGTACTATGACCCAGCCGTGCCCGGGGGTCTGACCAAGAACGTACCCACGGCTCCCAACCCCAAGGTCATCGTGGCTTCGGTGGTCAATGCCGCATCCAACGGGTCACTGTTCGTGCGCCCCACGTTTGGCTCGGCTTTGGGTGCTACGGATTCCAACGTCGAGATCACCGGGCTTGCGAATGGTGACTTGCTCCAGTACGACTTGGTTCAGGCCCGCTGGGAGAACGTGCCCGCCTCGTCTGTGGTTGCTGGAACTGCCACGGCACCTGCGACCAAGACAGCCGACTTCGCGGTGGCTGCGGGCGAAAAGTGGCTGATCAACAACAAGTCAGGGTCATCCTGCACCGTGACGTTGCCCAGCGCCAGCGCCAACACTGGCCGTGAGTTGCACTTTCAGAACTACCAAGCCCAGACTCTCGTGTCAGCTTCGAGTAATGTGGTGCCGCTGGCTGGTGGATCGGCGACTACTGCGATATTGCAGGCTGTGGCTGGGGCCAACGCCACCCTTGTGTCCGATGGGACGAACTGGGTGATGACGCAATACGACTCCAACAATTCGTTGGAACTTGAATAAGGAGAAACCCTATGACAGTCACCGTCAAAAACCTCGTCCCGGGCAAGACCGTAGAAGCTGTGCAAACCACGCAGTACACGGCCACCAACGTGACGACCATCATCGACAAGTTCACCGCGACCAATTACAGCGCCACTGCTGCAACAATCTCGGTCAACCTCGTCACGACTGCGGGTGTGGCAGGCAATACCAACCTGATCACCAAGACCAAGACGTTGCAACCAGCCGAGGTCTACACGTTCCCTGAACTGGTGGGTCAGGTGCTCAACCCCGGCGACTTCATCTCGACGTTGGCCGGGACCGCCAGTGCCATCAACATGCGCGTCAGTGGACGTGAGGTGACTCAGTGAACATGACTGTCACCTACGGCAAGGGGTTCGAGGTTGCACCGCCGCAGATGATGCGGCAGAAGGTGGAAACCTTGCAGCAGGAGTTGTCCAAGTTGCCGCAGTACGAACCCCAGACGAAGCACTATTTCCACGGTGGGATGTACTGCCGCGAAGTGTTTCGCCATGCCGGGGTGTTGGTGGTCGGCGCAGTCCACAAAAAAGAACACTTCTACCTCATTGTGTCGGGAACCGTTGCGATCACGGACGGTGAGGGAAATGTGCAAGAGGTCACCGGGCCTCACTTGTTTCAAAGTAAACCCGGGACAAAGCGGGCAGTGTATGCAATCACTGACGCGCTTTGCATGACATTCCACGCCATCGAGGCGACATCTGTCGAGGAAGCCGAGGCCGACCTGGTTGAGGTTGAACCCGATTCGATGTACAGTCTCGGTAATCAGGTCAAACACAAAGAAATCGAGGTGCAGCCATGACTTTTTGGGTTGCTGGTGCCGTTGTCGGCAGTTCACTTATTGGGGCAAGCGCGTCCCGAAGCGCAGCCGGAACACAGGCTGCTGCCGCTGATCGCGCCGCTGAGGGTCAGGAGCGCATGTTCGAGCGGCAGGTTGAACTGTCCGAACCGTGGCGTAAGGCCGGTGAGCAGGCGCTCAACAAGCTGATCCCGCTGACCGACTACACCCCGTTCAGCATGGCGCAGTTTCAAGCCGACCCCGGCTACGGCTTCCGCATGTCCGAAGGTATGAAGGCGCTGGAACGGTCGGCTGCGGCCCGTGGTGGCCTGCTCTCGGGTGCCACGCTCAAAGGCATCCAGCGATTCGGTCAAGACCTCGGTTCGCAGGAATATCAGAACGCATTCAATCGGTATCAGGCCGAGCGTCAGGCTCGTCTCCAACCGCTGCAATCTCTTGCCGGTGTCGGTCAAACCACAGCCCAGCAGATTGGCGAAGCTGGTATGCGCACTGCTGCAAATGTCGGGGAAACCCTGACGAGTGGTGCCGCTGCCCGCGCCTCGGGCTATGTCGGCGGTGCCAACGCACTGACGCAAGGTTTGGGCACCTACCTGAACTACACACAGGGTCAGAACATGCTGAATGCGCTGCGCAGCCCAACGGTCGGTGTGCCCGCAACCACGTATCCTTCGCAGCCAGTGCCGTACACGGCCAACATCGGGTAAGGAGGCAACATGGCTGTCAATCCCGCAATCGCAATGGGAGTTCGAGGGATCGAACTCGCAGACCCGCTGGCTCAATACGGCAAAGTTTCTGCGATCCAGAACGCCCAAAACCAAAATGCTCTGGCGCAGTACCAGCTTGGTGCAGCGCAACGTGCTGAAGCCAAAGACATCGCACGTACCAATGCTCTCGCACAAGCGGGAACCGATGACACTGCCATCGCCAACGCGCTGCTCCGCTCGGGTGATCTGAAAGGGTACTCTGAGTTTGTCAAGACGCGCCGCGAAACGATGAAGGCCGACACCGAACTGGTGGATGCCAAGCTGAAGCAATCGCGCTCGTTCCTCGATACCATCGACCCCAACGATCCAAACGCCCCGCAGCAATATCTGGCATGGCATCAAGCCAACCACGCTGACCCGGTGC